TTTCTTAATGTGTGCTTCGATGTTTTTCATTTTTTTGTACCTCTATACTATATTTAAGCAGTAAATGTATTGCGTATCAAAGAAAGTTGAGTATACGCTTTGTTGTTTCCTATTTCGTGTTTGAGTTCTGATATTAAATATTTTCCACTAATATCTTTTTTTCCATCACCGTATCGTTTTGTTTTTTGATCCGAAGTTGGTAAAGGAAGTTTGATTTCAACTGTCTGACCTGCTCTCAAATTTGGATTACAAGGAACCATAATATTGAGTGATTGTGAGAAGATCAGATTGTTCCGAGCATAAGATCTGTTTTGATATTTGGCAAGATCTTGTGGTTTTTGTATTTCGGAAAGTTTCGCATCTTTTTGCAATGCACCCACATCCAACATTCTAAACATCAATCTTGTTGGTTTTGTATCCAAATTCAATGGTGCTTTTGGTGCATTTTGTAATCCAAGTTCAGTGATTTTAAAATCAACAACTTCTCTTGAAGCATCTTTCATATTCATATACAATGTCTTATTTGCATACATTCCCATTCGCATTGATAATCCAATGTCAGTGTTCTTATTGACTTGATCATCCAAGATACGAAAGTCACTACTCGAAGCAATTTCGGATTTGGTATAAGTTTGCGATACTGGTTGATTAAAAAGAGTATCAATGGATTTGAATACGTATCCATCCAAAGTTTCAAAAAATAAAAATCCAAAACTTGTTCCAGATGCACTTGCTTTGGGGCATAGCCATTGAATAATATCGATTGGTCTTTTTTGATTTCCAACAAAACTGTACTTGTTTGCAACAGATTCACTATCCAATCGTTTAGATGTTTTAACACCTTTTTCTTCTGATACCAATAACCTTCTTACAGTTTGATCGATTGTTGCATCAAACTTCTTAGACACACGAACCGTTTCATTAACAATACTCTCGACAGAAATAGCTTCTAATGTTGCAGTTTGTCTACTTGATTTTGTATTCACATTTCCAATTGAATTAACCATCATTCGGTGTTGTGATGCATCAATCTTAAATATACCCAATTCTTTAAAATCAATCTCCATTTGAATATACTCACCACCAGTAATTCCTTCATTACTGATCACACCATCAGCATCGACAAACGTCAATGACATTGTGATTGCTGGTGTTCTAATATTCTCGTAATACGAAATGATAGGGCCACCACGAAGCAAACTCCATTCTTGTTTCAGAGAAGACCCTGTTGTTGGTACAAGTTTAAGTTCTTTGATTTTAAATTTATTTTCCATTAGGATATGCTCTTAGCAAGAGTTATGATGCGATTATCTGTAGGCACACCAGTTACAAAAGTTGCACCTCCACCACCATTCTGCATTTGATTATTTACCACAGTTTGTGATTGAATTGGTTGATATGCAACCAAAACTCCTTTTGTGGGTTCCATATCTTGCATCAATGCAGAAACTTTTTTATCTTTCTTTGCTGGTTCTATAATACTTTCTTCTATAATTTTTGTAGGGGCAGTTGGAAATGTTTGTTGATTCGCTGGTTTTAGTGTTGATAACTTTGGATCTCCGTGTAACGTTCTACCAACAACTCTTCCAGTTTTTTCATCAATAATATCATAACCAGCCATCTGCCCACTTTTCCAATATTGAACTTTATAACCAGGTACAGTGGGAGCAGGAATTGGTGCATACTCAGCACTTTTTCCAAAACGTGTTTCACTTTCTTTTGGAATAAAGTAATCCATCGCAGCCATACCTCTTTGAGTATGATGCCCCTGTTGAGCTCGTTTTAGAAAATCAATTTTCTCTTTCATTGTTCCGTCAACAGGATATCTTTGCCCTAATACACCACCAGCTTGACCCATTTCGGCAACTCTTCCTTCAGCCTTGAGTTGTTGTGCCATACTGTCAAAGATCATCACTTGTTGTTCCACTGGTAAATCTCTTGCGAAACGAGTATCAACGTGAAATGGCGTTCCTCCTCCATAACCTGTTACCAATGTTCCTTGCATTGGTTGACCTGGCCCCATAGGAGTAATTTCTGGTTCAACATAATTTGATAACATTTCCAATCCAAGAGCACCCAAGACGGTTGCGATCAAAGCTGGAGATTTGCCAGATAATGAACTAATAATGTCTTCTAATACACTTGACTGACCATATTCCATTCCTTTGGTAAATCCTTGATTAAATCCAGTCTGTACTCCTTCAACAGTTCCTTGAACGTATCCTTCTTGATATCTGTCAAGAGTTTGTGCCGTCGTTGATGACATACTTTGAGCAGATATCTTTTTTTGTTTTTGTTGCAACTGCAATTCATCTCGATCCAATCGATTTGATAAAGAAAGAGTTTGAGATATTTGTCGTAGATTTTTGATGCTACTTGACTTGATATTAGAAGCTAAATTTCTAATATTAGAGGTGATTTCATTAACAGGTAAATCCTCTTTTTTAAGAACTGATGAAGCCATCTTATCCCACCGCGATGTTCATCTTGTCACTAAAGTTTGATGTTAAAACCTTAGCAAAAGTCATTGAGTTGGATGCTGAAGAAACAGTGTATGACTGTGTTGCAGCTTGGCCTCGACCTTGCCCACCAACTTGTTGTGTACCTGCATCAATCGGTGGTAACGTGATTGATGCAATATCTTGAGATACTGGTTTAGTAAGTTCAGGAATTCCTTTTCTTTGTTCTGGAAGTATATAACTTTGTGGTTGTAGAGTTGATGGATTTTGTGGGATAGCTGGTTGAGTTCCAGGAATTTGTTGTGGTTTCGTAAGTTTATCCAGATTCATCAAAGTTTGTGTCGCTTTGTCAATCTGAATCTGTTTTTCTTTTTCTTGTTTTAAGATGGTGTTGTATCTTTGAGTGTTGTAATCAATACCCATTCCACCTTGACTTCTACCCAAACCAGTCCATTGACCTTGAAGTTGATTTAACGTCTCACGAGTTGCTGATTTTGTGGGATCAACTCCAGTTCTACGAATATTCGATAATCCAAGTTTATCTTGAATCGCAGGTGTCAGTGGTGTATCCAATGAAATACCTGCACTTGCAGCTGCGCCTCTTAAAGTACCAGGCATAAACTGATATGCACCAGTTGCACCACTCACTCTACCTTTATAAGTTCCATATGGAACTGCACGGCCGCCAAGTCTATCTGGGAGTTTACCAGTTTCTGACATTCTGGCAGCTTCTTCAATCGTAAGTTTTCCTTGTTCAAGTTCTGGTACTACGGCACCACCAAATATCTTACCATAACCACCTTTACCACCAGTTCCTTCAGCTGCACGAATGGTTTTCAGTAATGATCTTTCTTCTGGCGTATCTGCAGTTACGTCTTCAAAAACTTGCCCTGTTGGTAACTCTGGACTAGGAAATAATCCTGCTCCTGCTCCAGCAAGAAGCCCACCACCAATTAAACCCTTGAGGGCAGATAAAGCTTTATTTTCTCTCTGTTCTTGTTGTCTCTTCTGATCTTGTAATTGACGAGTTTGTTGTTTTGGTTGAGTTCCTAAGAATTGTTCTTTTTGTAATGTATCTTCTTCTTTACTAAGTTCCAGTTCTTGTGATTTTAACATTTTACTTCTGCCTTGTTGCATTTGCAAGAAGGCATTTGAAAGAGAATTCAAATCATTTCTCAATACTGAAAGAGCGCTCTGTAACGTTGAAAAACTTGATTGTAATGAAGAAAATGCATTTCTTAGTTCAGTGTCTTCTACTGCATCTTCACGAATCAGAGAAGAAATCTGATCACGTTGAGCTGCATTTTCTTGAATGACATTCGTGATTTGACGATTGTCATTTCGATTTAAAATATTTGTGACTTGACGAGATGATTGTGCCTCAACATTCTGCAGATCTCGGTCAAATGTAATTTTTAATGTCGCAATTAATTTTTCCAGGTCAAGTTTGGTCTTCTCAGAAATCGAAACACTCTCGTTCGATTTCTTTAATGCTTCTTGAGATACCTTATTGATCTCAACAATCTGTTCGAAGAAATTGCTGAGGGTTATTTTCTTTTGACCTGTCTCAGCCATTTAGACCTTGCTGTTGTTGTCGTTTTAAATTCTCTTGTTCAATATAGTCCTTAAGAAGAACGAGATAAATCTCTCTTTCCCAAGGCATCATATTTTCTATTTCCGTCAAAGAGTATTTATGGTATTGCATCAGAGCGAAATTGATCTTATAGTAAGATTCAAGATCTTCTCGTGCAATACTTAGGCGAAAAAATCAGCAAGACCCTCCAAAACGACCGTGCTTTTGACTTTCGTGTTTGGATTTTCAACTTCAAATGTATGAGAAAGTTTTGGCATTGTTGCAAAAAATCTTTCTACTTCTTTGTATTGTTTTGAGTTTAGTTGTTCAATAAAATCAAGTTTTTCTTTTGGTGTATAATCTTTTGCGTCCCAAGCTTCCTCTGAAGTAAAGATTGTATCCATACAATCTGCAATTATTTTGAACGTCTTATTAACAGTCTCTTCTGGAGTCAGATTCACCTCGAAGTTGTTTTCAATGAACTGACTCAAAGATGGATATTTCATTCTCAATGTCATATTGCCATCAAGTTTAATATCAGTCGTATGATTCTCTGGTTTCTTAACTTCAATCTCATCAACATAGATTGTAACTGGAACCTGTGTTTCGCCATCATCTGGGCAAGTTACAATCACTTTAATTGATTCACCAATCGACTTCGCACGAATATTCAAAAATACATACTCAATATCAAACGTAGGAAGATCATCAACATTTACTCCTTTTGTCAAGATGCATTTCTTTAAAACATCTTTGACAGCGTTTGTAATGTTCGTTTGTTCTTGAGACTCTAGAGCAAGAATTAAGATTTTTTCTTCTTTTACTAAGAACGGTCTATACTTAATTTTTTTCCCGTTGGATGGCAAAGTCAACTCATAAGTAGGAGTTGCAATAGTTGGTAATGGCATATAAAGTCAAAGTCAGTATCAATATTTATTGTTAAAATGGAGATGATGGCCCTGAAAGACCAGTTGTGTCTACACTAAAAGTTGCGTCTTTAAGAGTGCTTGCATTTCGATTGACAACATCAAGAGCTGCCCAATTTGGTTGTTGTAAAACCACTTGTTGAAACTCTGATGGAGTTGTGTCAGTAAAATATCTGTCGTATGCAAACTGAACAGAACACTTTAGAATATCTGATTCACCGTAACTTACTTTCATCGATGTCAAGTTCGTTGGCCAAACATTTACAAACTCATAATGAAACAATCCTGATCTTGTTTCAGCTGCTCTCCGTTCTCTAAAACTATCTCTTTCAAACTTTGTGATGTGAATGATTTCTTTGTAAGAATCTGGATATCTAAATCGACTGTAAGCATTCAACGATCTCTGTTTTGATGCAGGAACAGGATTGATGTAATTCATCCACTTGTCAAAGACTTCTAATACAACGTGTTCAGCATCCACATAAAAAGTTAAGTTAAGAGGAGGATATGCTCTTAAGTTTGGAAAAGATTCAACAATACCTTGATGGTGACCAATTGCTTGTGTTGTTGAATACGAAGTTCCAGGAAGTTCAGCTTCGGTACACAACAGACTCAACTTCTGTTTGAAATCTAAACCATTGTTTCTTGCAGAACCTTGTGTCTTAACACCACCAGATAACCAGGTGTTAGACTTTCCAAAGGAAAATGTAACCTGATAGAATGTATCAAGAGAAACTCTACCTAAAGTATTACGAATACGGTCTAGAGGTTCTTGATATATTTGACCTGACTTGGGAAAGGGCACAATAAATAGATTGAACTACCTATACTATGTATGAGTTATAAAGGTGTATTCAGACCTTCTAACCCAAAGAAATACAAAGGTGATGCAAATAATATCATTTATCGTTCTTTATGGGAACGCAAAATGATGGTGTATTGTGACCTAAACGAGAATGTTCTTGAGTGGGCGTCTGAAGAGTTTTTTATTCCTTATCACGATCCAACCACCAAGAAAGTTCGTCGATATTTTCCTGACTTCTTTATCAAGTACAAAGATAAGGATGGAAATGTACGTAGATCCGTAATCGAAATTAAACCGATGAGAGAAACTGTACAACCAATTGCAACAAAAGGCAAGTCTAAGAAAACTTTGATTACGGAAACGATCAACTATGCACGTAATCAAGCAAAATGGAAAGCTGCAAAAGAATTTTGTGATGATAGACAGTTAGAATTCAGAATTATGACCGAAAAGGAATTAGGGTTATGACTGTTTTTGAAAATATTCAAAAAAGAGTTGGTAATAAAAGTCGTAGTGGAGAATGGTTTCGTTCGCAATTAATTGAAGAACTTGGCTCTCCAAATCTAAATGATGATGCATCAGATACATATGGATTTGAACCTGGGCAACTGTTCTTTTTCACATACAGCCCAATCACAAAAACCCTACCATTTTATGACATATATCCATTAGCTTATATCATAGAAATGCGAAAGGATGGATTTCTTGGATGCAATCTACATTATCTTGAACTTAGAAGAAGAGACGAACTTGCAAAAAGTCTTCTAAATAATTCAGCGCAGGGTGCAGTTGCAGTTCCTCCCAGAACTTTACGAAAGTACAGGTATTCTGGAGTTCAAGGAATGATTTATAAAATCCCAGAAAAAGAGTGGTCTGGGGTATCACAATTACCTACAGAAAGATTCGTTGATATGCGTGGCATTGTTGTTCCAAAACATAAAGTTTACAGTAAAAGTTAATGTCCGCTACGAAGAGTAAATCTTATACTGTTTCTGGTTCAGGAGCTTCTTATGTCATTATTCTTGATAATGATTTGAAGATCAAAGGAATATATGAAAATAATAAAATTGTAGATCCAACTAATCCTCAATGGTCTACTATCGCATCATCCAATGAAACTGGAGTTGTATGGAATCAATTGAGAGGAACTATTGGTCAAACTGTTCAAACTTCACCAACAGATATTACTCAAACTTTTTATCAAAGTGAGTATAACAAAGAAATCAATACTTCAACTGATCCAAAATCGATAGAAAGTTCAAATAACCTATTTTACTCCACTGGAGTTGTCGCAGATCCAAATAAGATTGGAAATCCGACACAGTTTCTTTCACCATCCAGTGTAAATTATGGAGCCAGATCTTCAGTTTCAGGAGGTTCTGGTTTAACGAATCAAACTCCAGTCGTAGCAGCATATCCACTGGACATTGACTTAAACCAAGATTATATCTCATTCACAAAGTTTCAGTATCAGAGAACTGATGCGAATATGAGTCAACCAAATTCCGTATTTGAAAATAAAATCGTTGGTGATGGTTCTGGAAAATATGGCGGAACGGTAATTCTTCCGATGCCTAAGGTAAGTGATTCAAACGGTGCAGAATGGGGTGATAGTGACCTGAATATCTTTGGTGTTGCACTTGCAGCAGGTTTTAAGGGTGCATACGATTCATTACAACCTGCTTCATTTACTGGGTTACAGAATGCAGTTGCAAATCCATTTGCGGCGGCAGGAAATGTGATTTCTGGGGCTGGAACATTTTTACAAAACAATGCAGGAGGTGCGGCTGGCGTTATGGGTTCAATCATAGCGTCTAGAGCGGTAAAAACACTAGGTATCAGTGTAAACCCAGATGAACTTCTTGCAAGAGCAACTGGAAAAATTGCGAACCCAAACGCTGAACTTCTTTTCCAGGGCCCAGTCTTAAGAGACTTTGGTTTTCAGTTTCTTATGGTTGCAAGAAGTCAAGAAGAAGGTGCAACAATTCGTAAAATCATCAAATGGTTCAAACAAGGAGCTGCACCAAAATATGAAAATCAGGCGTTACTTGGAACACCTGATGTTTTTAAATTACAATACAGTACAAACAAGATGAACAAGTTTCATCAAATGGCTCTGAGAACAATTACTGTTGATTATGCACCCGATGGATATTGGGCAGCATATGGTGATTCTCAACCAATCTCGGTTTTAATGAACTTACAGTTTACTGAATTGAAACCAGTTTATGATGTCGATCAAGAACAATCTGGAGACGATGTAGGTTACTGATATGGCATACGATCCTAAAAGAAACGCATATTTTAGACAGTTTTCTGAGTTAGACTATCCATCTCTAGCGAATGACAGAAACTCAATCTATGATTATTCAAGAGTCAAAAACATTTTCCGTAGATCTGTAATTCGGGAAGATATTCTAGATTCCTATGTGGCATTTGAAAAATATTCAATTCAAGGTGATGAAAGACCCGACAACGTGGCAGAAACTTTTTATGGGGATTCAACTCTTGATTGGGTAGTTTTGATTACGAACAACATCATTAATGTTCGAGATGATTGGCCAATGTCAAATTCGGACTTATACAACTATTTGTCTGAAAAGTACACAGAATCACAATTATCAAACATTCATCATTATGAAACTTTGAAAATATTTGATGGTCAAGGTCGATTAATTCAACCAGAAGGATATTGGGTTGATTCTGACTATTCCGTAACTTTTCTCGATGGTGGTATATTGAAGACAGAAAGTCGAATTAAGTCTGTTTCATATCTTCAACACGAAATCGCACTGAATGACAAAAAGAGAGATATTAACATCTTAAAACAACAATACTTAGAAATCTTCTTGAGAGACAATAGTGACAATATGGAATATAAACCATCAGAACAGTATATTAGTCCAACTCTCAAAAAGACCGAAAATCCACGTATTTTATTGCCAAGATAAAAGGGTCGCCTGAGCGACCCTGTGGCTCAAAAATGGCCAGGAATTTTTTTCCCGCTATTTTTGAAATCAAAAGCTAATTTCAGTCTTCAGCAAGTCGAGCGAAGTAGGACAGGGCATCCTCTTCATCTTCATCACGGTCAACACCAGCAGCCACGGCTACAGGTTCAACAGAACGACGAGGAGTAGGATCAACAGAGTAACTATCATTATCACTCTCTTCATCCATAACTTCAGGATCTTGATACTTGGGAACACCACGAGTTCCAAGAACATAATCAAGACGCTTCTTCAGATCTTCATAAGACTTGAACTGATCAGGAGCAAGAAGTTCCGAGAGAGAATATTCTTGTTTCCAGACGGCTTCCAGAGCATCATCGTCGTCCAGAAGAGGAGAAGGGCGATCAAACTCAGAAGAGTCGTAGTTCCAATAACCAGCAACCTTCTTGATCTTCAGTTTGAAGTTAGCACCACCCCAGAAATCAAAGGGGTTGATAGGAGTTTCATCTTCAAACTCGGGTTGCATCGCTGCAGTGATCTTATCAAAGATCTTCTTACCGAACTTGAACAGGAACACTTTACCTTCATTAGCAGAGTTGTTCGGATCCTTAACAACGTAGATGTTGGCGTAGTAAGACAGTTTACGTTTCTGTTTACGAGCAACCTCTTTGTCGGAATCCAAACCAGAGTTCCAGAGTTGGGAGTTGTATTCGGACACAGGATCCTTCTGACCCAGAGTTGTCAGAGAGTTTTCAATGAACCAACCACCAGGGCCTTGAAAGGCGTGACTGTAAACTTTGGCCCAAGGCAGTTCTTCACCCTCAGGAGCGGGAAGAAAACGAATCACGGCATAACCATTACCAGCCTTGTCAACTTCAGGTTTCCAGAGACGATCATCAACGCCACCAGAACCCTTGTTCATTTTTTCCACCTGCTGCACCAGTTTTGCAGTCAGAGAACCAAGGGAGGATTGTTTTTTAAGATTTTGGAAAGACATAGGATTAAGTCAGATTTGGCTTGTGTTTTGAACACCCCTTTATGATACTAGGTATCGTCTGGGGTGTCAAGTGTTGTTTTCAGATTCTTCAGAGTTTCTCTCATATCACTAAAAACTTGTTCGACGGATGCACTCGGAGGCATTCCCAGTAAACACAATGAACTTCGCATATCTTCGACTATCGACTGTGCCTTTGGATCGTCTGACAGTTTCATCCGTAGGTACATCAGGTATTGTTTTTCTAACAACTGTTCAAGAAGTTGGAGTTGTTCTTCTTTCTCATCGTCAGTCAAAAATGTGAACCTCATAAATCCTTTTTGAAGTTCCATCTGAAGGCCTTGAATATCCTTAAGACCTTCTTGTACAAATTCTGACCGAAAAAAGTCACTCATTGTATTGCAATCCCTCTGAGAGTTGTTTTGTATTTGTCAATATCAATACTATTTAACAGGAAAGGTTTGTACTTGTCAATCTTTAGACTTATGGTTTTCCACACAAAATCATTCAGTTTTCCGTCAAACTCTTTCTTGTAGTTGACAATCGCATCCAGAATAATCAATGATTCTATGGATAGATTATTTCTTAAATGTTCTTTCACAAGAACTGGATGTTTTCCGTTTTCTGTTTCAAAGATTGAATTGAAGTTGATGTCACTCAACAGGTTTTCCATTTCCTGTCGAAACACATAACTAAGACTTTGAACTTTCTTTTGCCAAGTTTTATACTTTTCATCTCCAGTTTGAATGATCTCTCCTATCCACATCCTCTGGGGATCATCGCACTGTGAAAAGATTGCTGTGAAATAATTAACGATCTCATCGTCCTTTCGTTGACGAGACATCTTTTCAAAAAAATATCGATCCTTTCTCTTATTAAAAGAGGCGACAGACGCATTGGTCTTGCCGCCGTATTTAAAGTAATCGAAAGTGTCTTTAGTAAAATGATTTTTGAATGCTAGGTAAGTTTTATAGCAATCAAAGGCAGTCATAACGGAAGTCGAGCACGAGAAGTTTTCTTGAGAAAATTAAGTTCCATCGCTTCCCACCTCAGTTTTTCTTTCAGTGGTTTTGAAACTAATTTAGGAACTGATTCTACATCAATGTTGTTCTTCTCGCAATAATAAATGATCGCATCAATATAAGTCATCTTGTTTTCCGCAGCAATGCGTTCGATGTCTTGTGCGAAACGACTTGAACACAAGAACTTTTCTTCTAGAGCCTTGTTGATGTCATCCATTAACCACCATTCGGTTTCCAACAAATTTTTTAACATATTTCACCAGTAATTTAATGTAGTCACCTTTGTTTCTCTTATCATAAACGTGGACTTCTCCACCAGGAGTCACCATAATTGTGATAAGTTTTTTGACAGGAATGTCAGTCATTTCATAGTACATACAAGCATATGCAGCTTCTTGTACAAAGTATTGTTCAATCCATTCTTCTGGTTTGATTTTTTTAGATGTCTTGAAATCAATGATCGCAAGTTCACCTTCGTACTCTGCAATGCAATCCACACGACCAGCTAAACCAAGGTACTCTGAGTAGAGTGTACGTTCGATGGCGTGAATTGTTCCAATCTTATCAAGATATGGCTTAGCACTATGAAACATATAACGAGTCGCGGGAGGATAGTCATCCCAATTTAACTCTTTGTTTTCAAGATACGATTGAGCAACCTCGTGAAATATTGTACCTCTCGTTGTGGCTTCTTTCGTAACTCTATTAGCTTCCTGATCCCCTACACGTTGTCTCCACTCAAGAAAAACATCTCGGTTGTAGAAACTTGTGACTGAAGTGATCGAAGGCACCCAGTCGCCTGTAGGTAGTTTATATAGGCGAATTCCATCGACCTCTTTTTTCTCTAGTTCAATATCACCAAGATGATTTTCAACAATAAACATTACATACCTAAAGCAAGTTTCTTAATAATGTATTCCTTGACAAGCCCAGAACGGACAATATCATCAACACCAAATTCAACCATTTGAAATGATTCATTCATCTGTTGAATGATTTTCATAAAGTCAAGGATACCATTCTTTTCATATGTTTTCTGCAAGTCAGTTTGAGTGGCGTCACCGCAGAAAATAATCTTACAATCTTCACCAACACGGGTGATGATTGAATCCAATTCGTGAAAATTAAGGTTTTGCGATTCGTCAATCAGAAGAATCGCTCTATCAATTGTGGTGCCACGAATGAAAGAAGTTGACCAGAACTTGATGGTCTCCTGTTGTTTCAGGTTACCATACAACATTTCAAAGTCAGCATCAGTAGGCATCTCAAACATATATTTTACCATATTCTTGTATGGAATTTGGTAAAGTGACGATTTATCTTCGTGATCCCCAGGCAGAAATCCAATCTCTCGTGTAGCAACAAGAGATCGAACAATATAAACTCTCTCATAAGGTGTTCTTTCATCAAGTACATCTTTGAGAGCAAGATACAAAGCGACAAAAGTTTTACCTGTTCCAGCAGCACCAAAGGCAAAAATGTTTTTACCTTCTTTATACTTTTCGAACAATAACTTTTGATTTTCTGTAATTGGTTCGATCTTGTTTAAGAGATCTGTATTGATCGGTTTCTTTCTCTTCATTTGTTTTGTCGTCATACCAACGCCAATCGGAGAGTTTGATGTTTTTCTTGCCATTAGATTCTTTTAATACGAGAGCCAGGTGCTTTAGATGCTTTGAGAAGAACGTCATTCCAACCAGGGTTGCGATTGACAAGTTTGTCTTTCCACTCGCCAACTTCTCCTGGTGTTGCACATCCTTCAGACCAATCTCTCTTCCATTCTGGATTGTCTTGATACCATTGAGTGATTTCGTGTACGCTCATCTCAATGACTTTTTTCTCTCCAGTTTCTTTATGAACTATCGGATAAATCGCCATACGTTTCTATAAACCGTGAAAATATTTAGACCCATTCAAGGGCTTCTGAAACCGAAGGAAACTGTTCGCAGAACACTCTCTTACACTCTAGAGCAATATCCATATGTTCTTTCTGTGTTCCATTGGCCGAACGCAGATTGATATAATGAATCCAACTACGGCACGAACCAGTCATATAGATGCGTGTGGGAGTCGCCAAGGGGAGTACAAATCGAGCACACTCTTTTGCAACACCTTGATTCAGAAGATAGTTATAGACATCCTGGGCGTCCCGGAAGAGGTCTTGAATCATCTTATTCATCACGAACACTCTTTCCTCATCTAAGTCATCAATCGAGTTCTGGCGGTTCTTGGTGTCCTGCCTACGCAGTTCTGGCACAGGAATATCAGCACTTAACAGATTGGTGTCTGCATACCTTTGACTAAACTCTTGAAACGTAAAACTACGATGACGAAGAATCTGGGCTGCGATACCACGATTGGTTTCAATCTCAAGAGTCATAGAAGACTGTTCAAACACAGACCAATGATTATGCTTAATACAATAAGCAAGCAACTTGGAATAGTTCTCGTTATCCTGATTAGCAGGATTAGAGACTCTTGCAATGAACGCCATTGTCTTTTCTGCATCGGGAGTCACACTAATAAGTTTTACATTAGTCTGGGTAGCCATCGTCGTCTCCGTCATAAAACACTTCGTCGTAATCAGTTATGTATGGGGCAACCTCTTCATATCGTGGAGGTTTATAAGCATTTACATCTGAATATACTTCTGACTTCAAAGACTCCACAAGTAATTCAAGGTTATGAATAATTAATTTTAATTTGTCTCGATCCATAATAAGTTCCTCCTATACCATTCTATACAAAAAAAGAGGAGGTGTCAATCCTCCCCGTACTTTTTCAAAAGTTCTGTGATTATTTTTTCATCTCCACTCAATGTTTGAATCTCATAGAAGTTTGTTTTCATATACTTCTTGAGTTTCTTGTATTCTTTGGTAAGGTTATTAACTTCGTCCCAATTAACTTTGACACCTTTTTTCTTATCCTTACCATCAAAACCAAAACCAATACTCATCGCCGCCTCTTCTTTTCTTCTGGTGGTTTTTCACCCCAAATCTTAGGATTAACTCTTCCAGGGCCAAAGTCGATATCAATCATCGATCCAGGGCCAAACTTGTCATAATACATATCAAAAATATTAACTCGTTTGGCAGACCTTACAAGATCTTTCTTGACTTCACCTTCAAAATTTTTATAAGTTACAACGTAAGCATCAAGAGGAAAAGACTTATCTTGAAGATGAAGTTGGGTACAGCTTTCTACAAGAAGTTCTGTACCATATTTGTTTTTAAGAGAACTTTTCTCTTGAGGTGTCCAGTAAACTTCATCCATTGTGTTTTGTAAGGTAGTAGTTGTATTCATATCAACCTCCTCTGTTGCCCCACACAATGTCTGGGAAAGCTTCCTGCACCATCTCTCTGGTTACTTTATATTTGGTCGTAAGTTTCTTATCTTTTACCAGACAAATGATTTCAGCTTCGTCTGGATGAAGACCTTCTAATAGTTGGAGAAACATTTGTTCTCTTTTTATCGGTCTCAGAAAATCATTACCACCTTTCACAAAGTTATAAAGAATCTTCCACTCGTGAGCAAGATAGGTGTGTTCAGTTCCTGCTGGAGCTTCATTCTTGTTGAACGGAACATCTCCTTCAGGCAAAATAGAAACAATAGAATCATCAAAGTTCCAGATAAGAACCGACTTCAAATGAAGTGATTCATTCTCTTTCAGAACTTGAACTTTCTTTGCTTTCGTTCTTTGTTTGGAAACTTTGTCGAGAACTTCACTCAACAAAGGATTATTTGGCAATCGGGCTTCACCAAGTTCAGGATGTACTTCAGTCATTGTCATAATGGTTACTCGTCTTCTAGTTCTTCATCGTATAAAAAATCTGAGTTTTCAACACGGAAGGCAATGATTTCATCTGGAATAACATTACCTCTTTCATCATACATTTCTGGATGCATCTGGGGAATTACCGTTCTTTGAATGTGTTCTTTATATAACCATCCAATTATACCACCAACACACAGAAAAAGCACGGATATCATTGTGCCGAGAGTTAAAGTGACTGCTAACATCTTACTTTCCCCTGAGAGTTATGTTTTGTTTCCTTGTGTAAAAGGAAAACTCAAAATAGATGTGAAATTCTCGTCGAAGAAGAGAAACCATCTTTCCAAAACAAATTTTAAACGTTTTTGGTGGCTCTTGGTTCCTCCTCTTCTGTAACATCAACTCTACGCCTTTATTTATTCTGAGTTTTCTTCCTCCTTCCTCTCTTCTTGTCTTGCTCATATTTCCAAGCATCCTCTAAAATTCCGTAAAGATAGTTTCTAATTTTTCTAGCTGCAGGTTTTGGAATGTGACCATAGGCTTCACGAAGTTGTTTATGCAAGTCATCTGGGCCACCAATCAAATATTCATCCAAATCTTCAACAATGGTACTTAAGTTTGCAGCGGTTTGACTTTGAATAAAAACTTGAACCTGTGCTTTTGTTGCACCAATCGTTTTAAGATATTCATAAAAGTTCAGAACAAATTTATTGCTTTCAAATGCATAGTCAATGGCTTGTTCGATAACTCCGTTAATGTCTTCCATTAGATCAGATTGTTCTCCTGTAAGTATGCAACCGTATCCATACATCCGCCCAAGTGTTTGTCATCCATCACAACTTGTGGGAACGTGGATCCTTTCCCGAACTCACTATAGAACTGTTCTTTGGTAAAGTCAATGCCTAGTTTATAAACCTTGTGTTCAAAGTTTGAAAGTTCTAATACTTGAATAATTTTGGTACAAAATGGGCAACCATTTTTAGAATAGACGGTGAAATTCATTTTAATTACTCCGATATTTTTTGACACAAACTCCTCGAGCCCAAGCACGAGATAAACTATTTACATAAGAACAAGCCTTATTCTTTTTACCACAGTATGAGCAGAATGCATCAGGTGGATCAGACATTGTTTGAATCGGTGAGAGAATCTTCTTCTTGTGATTCTCCATTTGCTTTCGTTTTCGTGGATGCATATCTATAAAGTTGTGGCCAGGTGTCTCTAATTATCTCAGCAAGTTTGTAGGGTGTTTCTGAACTAATCACGCTAATATTGTTATACTTTGTTGTTGTTGAGATAAAAGTGTTAATACCTTTGGGTCTTTTGCGGTCTTTCTTACAGAGTCATAATAGTCATAGTATCCATTATGAAGAATAATAGCATCTCTCAAAGACCCAGTTTCATTCTGAAGACGGCGTAGTTTGCTTGCTAATAACCATACCGATACTTCATCATCATCCAGAAGTTCTCTCTTGGGTGGAAGTCCTTGTGTAATGAGTTCATTAAGTCCCAGTTGTGCGACACCAAAGGTCTTTACATCCACTGGTTTGCGATGAAGGATTTCCTCATAGAGAACTGCTGCGATCACATTCTCTGGAATATGAAACTGCTTGCTTGCTTTCTTAATATAAGGAACCAGAGTTTCCAGTTTCTGATAACTCATCGCCCGACTCATCGGAACATTGGACACAACATTGCTGATGACTGTGGGTGTGACGGTTCTATCCTTGACTCCATAGTTACTCAGAGTCTTATTCTGACTACTGATGGGGACAAAGGATAGAAGAAAAAGAATAGCAAGTATGCTGCGTTTCATTTAAGTGCTTTGAGATTTTCTACGAGTAGTTCAAGTTCTTGTAGGGATGCGTCACATTTTATCCAGTTAGCTCTTGAAGATATAACCCAAATATTATCTAGGGTATATCCTTTACCAGGAACTTTTTGATCTAAACTGGGGTTTCTTGGGTCTCTCTTATTATTAGTAGAAACCAAAGGTATTCCAAGTAAAGGACAAGTTTCTGGAATAATAATATCATCTATAGTTATACTAAAAGGAATACCTTTTATTTTTGCTCTGTGTTGAGCGTTATGAAACATCTTATATCTTCGGTCGTCTGCTTTACGGGTTCCAGGTTCTTTTTTACTTCTGGGATTATTAGGGGAAACTTCTCTTAATCTTTCCAATCTCAGACAACCGCAAGATATTATTTTCCCAGAGACAATATCGTGCCGTCTTGTTTTAGTTGTATTACCTCCACAGGAACAAGAGCATTCGCAAAGAACATATTTTTTACAAGGAGATTGATATTCCTTTCCAATAGTTAATCTATTAAAAGTTTTTCCAACTAAACTATTTTTAACCATACCTTCATTTATATCTATTATTATTTATAGTTTTTATTTTTTTTGAATGAAGGTATTATAACATAAAAAAAACCCTTGTATAAAGGGTCTTAAGAAAATCAAAGAGCGTTTCCTCTGGGAAGAACCTCTTCTGGAAAAACAAATCGTTCGTGGGGTTGATCTACTGGAGCCATCCAAGCACGAATGCCCTCGTTGAGCAGTATATTTTTAGAATAAAAAGTTTCAAATTCCGGATCCTCAGCCGCACGAATCTCCTGACTCACAAAGTCGTAAGCACGAAGATTAAGGGCAAGACCAATAATGCCAATGGAAGAAGTCCAAAGACCCATAACAGGAACAAAGAGCATAAAGAAATGAAGCCACCTCTTGTTACTAAAGGCGATACCAAAAATCTGAGACCAGAAACGATTCGCAGTAACCATAGAGTAGGTCTCTTCCTCTTGAGTCGGTTCAAATGCCTTGAATGTGTTTGCCTGTTCACTGTCTTCAAATAGTGTGTTTTCTACAGTTGCTCCGTGAATGGCACAGAGCAGTGCTCCACCTAGTATACCAGCAACTCCCATCATATGGAAGGGGTTGAGAGTCCAGTTGTGGAAACCCTGAAGAAACAAAAGGAACCTGAAGATTGCTGCTACCCCGAAGGATGGAGCAAAGAACCAACTGGATTGACCCAGAGGATACATCAGGAACACGCTGACGAATACAGCAATAGGACCAGAGAAAGCAATAGCATTGTACGGTCTAATTCCTACTAAACGAGCGATTTCAAACTGACGAAGCATAAATCCAATCAGACTAAAGGCCCCGTGGAGTGCCACAAAAGGCCAGAGTCCCCCAAGTTGGAACCAGCGGACGATATCCCCTTGAGCCTCAGGACCCCAGAGAAGAAGAAGAGAATGACCCATAGAATCTGCAGGCGTTGACACAGCTGCTGTAAGGAAATTAGCCCCTTCAAGATAACTAGACGCCAACCCGTGGGTGTACCAGCTTGTAACAAACGTCGTGCCAGTAAGCCAGCCACCAAGGGCAAGATAAGCAGTGGGAAAAAGTAATAGTCCAGACCAACCCACAAATACAAAGCGATCTCGTTTAAGCCAGTCATCAAGGACATCGAACCATCCCCGTTGTTGAATAGGTTGTGAAAGTGT